CATCACGATCTGCAAAATCTTGGAATAGTTTATCATATGCCACAATTTCAGTTGGGCATACAAATGTAAAATCTTTTGGATAGTATACAATTACTTTCCATTTGCCTTCAAAAGATTTTTCTGTAATATCAAAGAACTTATCGCTTCCTGGGTTAATACCAGTTACGACAAATGCATCAAGTTTATCACCTACAGTTTTCATATTTTCTCCTTAGTCAAAAACAAATGGTGGTCAACTTCGACCACCGCATAAAATACTTATTCATTAATAATACAAATGATAGGAGAAATTCCTATATTATTTTTTAATGACGATTATTAGTATAACCTAATCATACTTGAAAATCAACCTTGCGTCTTCACCTGCAAATAAAACGCAGGAAAGATTTTGCAACATTGACGTTTGAACAATAGTTGTTGTTCTGTTTTCTTTATTATGCCAAACACTTATTACCATGTTTTCATTACCTGGCATAGAAGCCTTTAGAACTGGGGTTTCACCATACTTATTTTCCAATTGCTGGAATGTGTACTTTGTATCTGCGCATAGGTGTTCTAAAGTAACAGTTGTTACGCTTGTTTGAGCAGCTACGGTGAATGGCAAGAAAGCCACTAGCGTTAATAGTTTTTCCATTTTCTGAAATCCTCTCTAAGAGATTTAAAGCCACCGATCCAGGCATCTCTCTTTTCCTTAAAGACGAGAGGATCGTTATCATCAACTGCCATGATAATAACTATTCTGGGAACTGGAATCCCAGTCAATTCCTCGAATGCAACAGCATACGCTGAGCATTGCATAAAGTAACTATGAATATCATCTCTACTTTTAACACGAGATGATGTCTTAAAATCTATTACGGATAACTTACCTTCATATTCAGCTATGCAATCTACAGTGCCAGCAACCTGAAGGTGATCAGAATATAATGGTGTCTCTAACGCATGGACATTGTTTATGCTACCCAAGTATGGTTCGATCGACTTCCACATGGCGTGATCAAACATATCTGGTATGACTTCCTCATTGAGCAAAAACTTTTCGCATAGAGAATGTATTCTTGTTCCTCTATTTGCTGCTTTCTTTGAGATTCTGTTTGCTGCTTCATCCCCAACTCTTTTTCGCCACTCCATGATTGATTGGATGTTAAGCAATCCTGTGACGGATGTGACGCTTGGATAGGATTGACCCGAAGGTGTTGAGTAAACTCGCGAACCATCGGGTCCAGTCTTACGCTCAAGTTTGGGAATATCATGATGTATATGATTTATCAAATTATGCCTTTGGTTTTAATACCGATAAGATTTTTTCTCTAATGAGTTTTGCCCATGTTGGTTCTGGAAAATGCCAGCCAATAAGTGCACCAATCAAAACTAAGAAAAGGGTTTCTAACATGGTTATCTCCTATGTTGGTTTAACTAGATCTTCATATTTTAGTTTCGCCAAAATATAGTCTTTCACCAGCGAGCTTCTTACAATATCATCTGGAGTAAATTCAATTCTGGTAAATGCACTCATATGCATAGCGATATCAAAGAACTTTAAGATACCAGACATATCGTTCTTTCTTTTATTTAGGTCGGTCTGTCGATAGTCACCACACCAGATAATCTTAGAACGATAACCAACACGAGTCATTACCGTATCAATTTCCTCATAGGTTAAATTTTGCATCTCATCCACAATAATGATAGCATCATCAAAACTCATACCACGAATAAACGATGTAGAAATAAAAGTAATATGTCCTTGTTCCTCAAGTCTGTCCCATGCATCTTTGCGACCAAATAAAGTTTCGCAAATCTGTCGGTATGGTTGCTCGTAGATTTCCATCTTTTCATTTACATCTCCAGGCAAGTGACCGATTTCTCTTGACTGAACTGCAGAACGAACGACAATGATTTTATTAAATGGATTTGATTTATCGAGAACCTCTTCAATCGCTTTATATAAAGCACAAAATGTTTTACCAGTTCCCGCTACGCCATGAAGCGCAATAAAATAATCCCCACGTTTATATGCATCAAAAAATAATTTCTGATTATCAGTGAGTGGGTCAAAAGTCTTTAAATGATCTATACGGATTCTTAGTGTATTCGTAGATTGAATCCCGTTTCGCTTTCCTTGCTCAATGGGGATAATATCTTCTGAGTGCTGCTGAGCTGGTGCTCGTTTCGCCATTGATTGCTCCTTGTTTGTTATTATAGATCTAGTTTACTCCCTGGTGTTCTGCTATGTATCTTCTGCAATACCTCCTTGAACCCATTATCTACTTTACGCACTCCCGCTCTAACTGGATCCATCATCATGGGTGCGCCAGAAATAATAGTTTCTAGATTTGGATTTTCCTTCAGGAATTGTTCACGTGAGGCAATAGTCATGAACTGGTCGAAGGTTTCACCAGTTTCTTTATTTTTAAAAGTATAGGTCGGCATTAAGCAGTCATTAACAAGGTTGACATAGAAACAATACGGTTACGCTTTTGATCGCTTAAGATATAACACGATTCATTAAATTTATTTAGAGCTTTTGAGAACCAATCTGGCATTTGACGATTAGTCCATTTAGCGAATGGTCTTTTCTTCTCTAGATAATATTTGTGATAAGATCCTAAAGAATCTCCAGCAATCTTACAGTCATCTGGCATAGCAGGTGGTGGCGCTGTCAGTGGACCGATTGGCAAGTTGCGTGGAAAATTATTCTTAAGAGCTTGCATTAAGCCAGATCGCTCAACACTATGTACCTTACCGTACCTATGAGTATACTCAACGCAAGTCCACTCAAGAAGTTCAGCAAGCCACATATAGTTCTGAACATTAGCACGACACCAAATAGCAGATGGATGCTTAACGTGTGATGCTTTAAATAGTAGCTTTTCTAACTCAGGATCAGGTAAAGCATAGCGATCAATATTTCTACCTGATTTAGATTTCTCAACATACAACTCACCGTCAAGAAGACGATGTGCAGTAGAAAGCAACTGCGCATATTCAAGGATCATCTTAACGACATGTTTGTCTAGATGCATCTGTGCGCAGGTTTGTGGATTCTCGTCAAGATAAAATATATTCATAATACACTCATCGCATTTATTTGTAGAACTAACGCATTCATAAGATTAATTGTTTTGTCAACGTACTTGTCTTCATGGGTAATACCGTGACCACCTGCTCTGTTGAATGGAGCAATAACATCTGGGCGATCATCAATCATGATGCTAGTTGGCGTTGCATAATTTGCTTTCTCAGAAAACATACGAACGAAGTTTGGTTTGTAGGTAATGCCATGTCTCTGAAGCCAAAGAGTTTTTTGCCTTGCAGCTTCAGCACCCTGCATTGGATCATGCGTTCCAACTGACGTTAAGATCTCAACATCAACTGATAATCGCTTAACTTCATTCAAAAGTTTTAATGCGTTTGGCATATACTCAAGATCTTCAAAAATCTTATGAGTCATAACAGCTTCTCTAAAGATCTTCTTATCATACTTGACTTTGGGATCACGAAACTTAGAAAATGATTTTTCAAAGTCGCACAGAACGCCATCCATGTCTAGATAAATTTTAATCATTTTGTTTTCTCAGCTATCTCTTTATAACCAGCATAGGTTGGGTGAACACCATCAGGAGATATCTTATCGGTAGGTCTCTCAATAACAGTATCGCCCCAAATCGCAGCAACTTCTTTAATTATTTGAACTTTCTCTGGTTTGTATTTTTCTGAAGGTAATATCCAGTATATCTTACCATTGATTCTTTCACGAACTAAATTTACATATTTAAGTGTGTCAATACTTTTTGTATCATTCGGTCCAAGACTAATGATGGTAACTTTAGTTTTAACAGTTCCATTTTGTTCTAAGAAACTTTTGTTCTTATTCCAAAAGTCTTTACTATTGATACCAGACTTAGCGTATGCTGTGCATTCTTTTCTAATTTGAGAAACGCCAACAGCAATAGAATCGCCCATGATAAGACAGTCAATCATATTACCTCACAAATTTAGTGAAGTCTGGCGGTTTCCAGCCTTCAGGTTTAAGGATCTTTCCATCTTCCCTACGAATAACTTTTCCAGTTTCTTTATCTACTTTTGCTAGGTTACTGCGTGCGCCTTCTTCCCAAGCAAGAATAGGATTCCAACCACGTGCATACATGTAACCAATAATAACCCACATCATATCAAAGCAAGCATCTAATTGCTCAGCGTCGTCGCTGACTGCTTCAGCTTCCCAGAACTCAGTAACTTCTTCTTGAATTAGTTTCTTATACAACTCAGCAAGATCGGAAACTTTAGGATCTGGTATGTTTGGGTAGTTTTGTCCACACGCTTTCAAAAAGAAAGCAACATCTAAAAATGGATTACTCATTTGTTCCTCGAATGGTCATAGTAGTAAGTTGAGTGTTCTTCAGGCAAACTCATAGTGCTAGTTGTTGAACTACAATCACTCCATGCCTCAGTATTAACATAAAAGGTATTAGTATCAGGCTCAGGCGTAACCTCATCATTAATAAAATCTAAATGACCATCAAAGTGAAACCCTGCCCCTCTTAGAAACTCTTCGAATCGTTCTAGGACTTGTGTCAGGGTCAATTCACCATTTACTTCCATCGTAATAGTTGATGGAGGGATTGATGTATTTAATCCTTGAAACCCTGTATATTCTTGTTTGAATGTGTACTTAGTATTCACGCTTCTCTCCTTCTTTAGTAAAGAAAGTCTTAACCTTTAATTCTTCATCCCAAGACTTTGTATAATCATTATCTTTATCGCAAAGTTTAAGTGCCTCATCATAACTGATGACACGGTGGCTAACAATTTGTTCACCAATATGTTCTTGAGAGAACTCTTTCGCTTCTTCACAGACGACAGTGTCAAGTGCCCACTCAGCTTTACCTTTAGGAACTTGAACCATATAACGCTGACGGAAACTGCTGACGCATTCAACAAGAACCCATTCTTTATCAGATTTGGTTAGAGTAAAACTACCATCACCATTATCTGACCACTCAAGGTCATCGCCGACTTCCCAACCAGCCTCATCAATAAGTTCATCAGGCAACTCAATATATGCCTCACCATCTTCACGGAACTTAACATCTAGTGTATACGATTTCATTACCAACTCCCATCATCAATTGCTATTCTAATCCAAAACGGTCCAAAAGTCAAAAAGACAAAATGCATATTAGGATCCATATCTGTTGGACCCGAACATTGCAATCTAAATTCCCAATGGTATGGATTGAGAACAAACCCAATCCATACCCCAGAGTACTTAAGATAGTTCAACCACTTTTGCAAGGTATGGTTCCTCTTTGTCAGAGCCACGCTCATAGTAAACATAACCACGTGGATTACAAACTACACGAGTGCTGCCAATCATATAATCAAACAACTCATGAGTATGACCATGAGTCCACAACTTGATCTGAGAATTATCAAGAATAAATTCGCTCAGATCTGACGAGTAGCCACCGTTCATCAAAGACTCATCCTTATACTTTGGATGAGTCGATAACTTACTAGGTGCATGATGACCAACAACTACATACTTGTGTGCAGGATTATTGTCAATGACACTCTTGATATAGCCAACCATCTTACGATGATCCTCAACAGCATCGGCTGGAGAAAAGCGAGCAACTTCTTCAACATGCTTCATACCAATCTCAATCATTGAGTTAATACCATTACGTTCTTCCGTAACGTACTTACCCTCATCGTCTTTCTTATAGATCGGAACCTTGCGAGAAACTCTACGATTAGAATTCTGAACAATGCGGAAGTCATTCATCATTCCTGCTATGGAATGAAGCGTCAATGGATCTTCATTATTCATATCAGTCCAAAGAGTGCCACCAATAAAGGTATAGTCACCAATGGTAACACAGTCTCTATCAAGAAAGTGAATACCATGATCCTCACATTCTCTGCGAAGGATCTGATGAGATACGGCAAAGTCTCCGTGATAATGTTCATGGTTGCCCATAACATAAACAACGTGCTTATAGTTTTGTTTACAGTTTATAAAGAACTGACGGAAAAGCTGACCCTTGGTATGATCCAAGAATCCATTAGGATCTTCCTGTAGTTTCTGTAGTTCTTTGGCGACAAGAATGTCACCACTGAGGATGAGAACATCTGCGTTCTCTGGATTTGATGGATACCAATCTCCGAACTCGAGGTGGATATCACTTGTGATCGCGACTTTCATAACAACCCTTCATGCTAAAGTGGAGCGGAATATCAGAATCGAACTGATAACAACAGATTGGAAATCTGTAGTTTTGCCATTAAACTAATCCCGCATTTATTATATTATATAACGTGCCTACTCAAAAGGCAAGTTTGCATTATTCTGGTGTTGGTTCTGGCTCAGAGACTACTGGAGCATCGACTTCTTCAAGCCATGTTCTATTGACCCACAGTTTCTTTTCAATACCATCTTTTTCTGCAAGAACAAACAAACGGTAGGAGTCCCCTGCAAAGGTTTCTTTAATTAGCCACTGACCCTGCATGTCTTCAGCACCGTCTTCGCCAATTGTAAATGCTAGCATCTTATTTCCTTTAAGAAGTTTTA